GTTGGGTTGTTTCGAATTAAAAAAGCGTTTCCGTTTTTTTCGAGCGCTTCGTTCCTGGCGGCCTTTGTTGCGGTTCGTTTCGCGTTGCCGTAGCGACCGCCGCGTGAGCTGTTGCACTTGGTGCAGGCGGGCACGAGGTTGTCGAGTGTGTCGTCTCCTCCGCGGTCGAGCTCGAGTAAATGGTCTGCTGTGTTGGCGGGTGCTCCGCACCAGTGGCAGTCGGGGTGGTTGGCGAGTAGTGCGGCTCGGTTCGCTTTGTAGGTCTGTGAGTATCTTTGGGTCATGCCGGCGTCTCCCCCTGCTGGCGCGCTCCCCCAGGGGAGCTTGCCCTCGGGATGTTGAGAGGGTCGGTTGGAGTTTCCCCCCGCACTTTAGGTTTGTCAACCTCGGTTGCTGTTCTCGTTACCACGGACCCTCACCGTTCACATTTATGTCGTTTGGACGCCGCTCCCCTCTACCATCCGCTCGATGGCATGAGAGGTCTACCCTCGTTTCCGAGTGTTCTACCGACCCAGTGCGAATCCGGATGCGGGCGTGGTGCTCTCGGTTGTGGCCGGCGTTACTTGTCGGCGATGTGAAGTAGCAGGCCGACCAGGGCGAACATGACGCCCCAGACGATCCAGACCACGATCACGGCTCGAGCCTCAATGCTCGAGATGTTCTTTCGAGGCCGAGCTCGTCCATGTCGAGAAGGTCTGCCTGGTCGAGGATGTGCACAGCGCCTCGCGGCGTGCCATAGGTGCGGACTTGTTCGGCCGTTGCCCAGCCCAGCAGGTAGACGGTTCGCTTGATGACTTGAGTGAGGACGATTTTCTGGTGCGGGACGTCTTTCGGTTTCGCCACCAAGCCGGCGTCGAAACGCTGGATGGTGCGAACCTCAAGCGGTCCGGCGTCGGGTCTGTTGAGGCCGGCGTTCCCGATCGCCCACTGGTATTCGAATCCGTATGCGGTGCACACTCCCCATTCGGCGATCGCGGCGGTGATGTTGTCCTCGTAGTAGTACTTGGAACGGCGCGCGTAGTGCGGTTGCTGGAGTGACGCTCCGGTCCAGATCGCGTTCAGGGCGCGTTCGAGACCGTTCTGGGCGATGTCGCGGAGCTCTTCTTGTGACAGGCGTACGGCGTAGGTCCTCATCGGTGGTTCGCTCCGAGTCGGGCGGCGATCCGCTCGAGATCGTTCGGTCGCCACAAGTACGTCTCGACCGTGTGTCCGAGTGAGCCGATGATCCACTCGAGCTGTGCTTTCGTTGGTTGACCTGTCTCGGATTTGAGCTCTGCCAGGATGAAGCCCCTGGTCGGGTGCATGAGGGTCAGGTCCGGTGTTCCTGGCGAGTCGGACAGGTATCGTCCGCGGACCTGGTGGACCGTGTGGTGGGAGTATTTCCATCCGTTCATCCGTGCGATCTGGAGCACCTGATCCTGGAATAGTTTCTCGTTCACGCGTTGAGACCTTTCTCGATCACTTCGCGGACTATCTGACCCAGGGTGACGTCGCGCCGGCGCGCGCGCTCTTTGAGCATCGACATAGTGTCCGCGGAGATCCTCGCGGTCACTTTGACGACGTCGCCGGTCGGGTTGATCGTTCTCGGGCGGCCCATTAGAACGGATCCTCCGGTGCAGGGGCGTCCTTCGGAGGCCAGAAGGCTTCGTCGCCGTTGACGTTCTTGAAGTGTGGGCGTTTCGGGTTCGCGCCGAGCTGGTCGCGGTTGTCCCAGACGTATTCGACGCCGGCATCGGCGGCGGCTTTGACCAGCCACTCGGGGATCGGCCCGTGAGCCTTTCCCTTGATCTGCACTGGACCGGTTTCGCGTCCTGGTGCCGCCTTGATTGCTTCGCGTCGCTGGACCTTTGCCATTTCTTCGCGGGTTGCTTTCTTGGTCCAGTCCGACGGCGCGAGGCCGGCGGCGGCGATCGAGACGGCGCGTCCTGTGGCGCTGGTCGCGGCGTTCTCTATCCGGCTCGTCGAATTGACCCCGCGCTCGGTCAGGAGCTCCTCGGCGTAGTCAACCGCGGCGGGAAGCGGGTCCGTGAGGTCGCGGTAGACGGTCGCTCGGATCACGACGCGTTCGCCGTCGTCAAAGACGATCTCGGTATGGATCGCGCCGTTCGGGAATTTCTCGTAGAAACGCTGGACGCGTGACGCGACCGGTTCGTAGTCCTCGAGGTCGAAGCGGCTCATCGGATCTCGTTCCAGTACACGACGGCGATCAGGCCGGCGAGGGTTCCGCCGACGAGGATCGCGAACCAGGAGAGCAGGTCTTGGATCATTTGTTCTTTCCTTCGAGTGTGACTTGAGCTGTAAAAAGGATGTTCCAGAAGTAGTCGATGATCTGCTTCGAGGTCATGTCGCCTTCTTTGGATTCGATCCTGCCGATCATGGCGGAGACGATAATCATTTGCTGGAACGTGTTAAAGCGTTCCCAGACGCGGACCCATTCGAGGGTCGTTTCGATGTTCAGGTCATCTGCCATTCGTGATTCCTGGAATAATCGTGACGGACGGGTGGGCGAAAGATCCGACGAGTTGCTCGAGTTCCATAAGACGGGCATACACGCGTGAGATGAGCTCGGCATGCGGGTCGTCTGACAGCTGGAGGTCTATCAGATGGTTTCGGAGGTCACGGGTTAGACGGACCGGATGAGGTTGTGGGCTGGTCATTGTTTCTTTCCTTGATGATTTCGCGGACGAGGTCGCTCATTCGCTGGTCTGGTTTTCTCATTTCGTCGAGCGCGGCGTATTCGTCGCCGGTCAGACGAAATGCGATCGTGTGTGACTTTTTAGGCATTGGCGCGCCTCCAAGCTCTTGTCGAGCCTTTCCAGTGATAGTCGCCGCCGTTCGCGTACAGGTATGCCGCAACCTTCGCGTTGCACTCGGGTTTGAGGAGCACTTTCATGTTCCCGTATTCTGCCCCACAAATGCGAGCGGTGACTGTGACCCATGTGCCGTTGATCTGCCAGAGCCCGTAGTCGGGTCGGTTACCTGGACCGTTGTCGCCGATCACTCGAGGGAGACAGCGTGACTCTCTCCAGGCGATGTAAGAGAACTTCCGGACCGGGAGGCCGACCTTGCGGATCAGGCTCTCGAATTGGGGACAGCGTTCCCACGGTTGGACATGGGTCGGAGCGCCGGCCGGCGTGAGCGACAGGATGAGCGCGACGAGCGATTTCACGGAGAACCTCCTTTGGACCCTGGGCTGGTCACGGGTTCACCATAGCGGACCGGTCGGTGATGGAGCGACAATGCCTTTTTCCCGCGCGGAGAGGCCCGTTTACGGCTCTAGCGGACCCGATAGGCGGAAAGAGTACCTATCGGGCCCGCGAGCCTCCCTGACGCGTACAGCCCAGAACGCGGCAGGGTGAACTAGGACCTGGGAAGCGTTGACCAGACCCTAGCGATGGTTGCGGCGTCGTCGGCGGCCCAGGCGTCGACCTCGACGTGGATCCAGTGTCCGCGTGCTGGTCCGAGCACCGGTGAGTTGTGCACCAGCCAGGCTTGCCGGTCGCATTTCCAGGTCCGGCCGTGTTTGCCGTGGAGGTAGTCGTTCACGAGGGTGATTCCGAGCTGTCCTTCGTGCTTGAGAAGAAACGCGATCGCGGCGAGAGCGTCGGCGCGTGAGCTGTAGCCCAGGTCAAACGCGCGGCCTGTCGCGTGCACTGACAGGACGCCAGGCTTTCCTCTCATGTCGCGAACGACCCAGGTTCCGAGGTTCTTCATCCTGAACCGGCGCGACAGAAGCTGGACCAGTTTCTCGGTGCCGGCGCGCTTCCCTTTCGCGGCGACCTTCGCCGGAGGGTAGGGACGCTTACTCACCGGTGTCACGCTTCGGCTTCAGCGCCGGCGACGAGTATCCGATCGAGTTGCCGACGGCGTAGAACACGATCGCGGTGATGATTGGCAGACCGGCGTCGGTCGTGACCTTCTCGAGCGCCAGGAGCGCTGTGACACAGAGCAGAGCGACCAGGAGGATAAATGCCTTTGTAGGGTTCGCGATTTTCACGGCGCGCCTTTCATGTCTTGATGATGTAGTTCAGGGTGATGTACGGCGGGAGGTTTCCGCCGCTTGTTCCGCTCGAGGCCGACGTTCCGCTCACTGTGTGAGTGTGTGCCCCGTTTGTGTTGGCGGTGTTTGCCCAGGTGACGCCGGTACTGGCGGACTGGGTCGAGAGGGTGACGTCGGTCCCGCCGGAGATTCCAGCGGCGGTCGTCGTGGTGCCGGTGTGGGTGTGGGAGGTGTTCGAGGTTTGTTTGCCGGAAATGTTGTGTGTGTGGTTGTTGTAGTCGGTGCTGGTGAGCGCGTTCAGTGTGTGAGTGTGGTCGCCGTTCGAGGTGGAGGACAGACTGCCAGCGCTGTGAGTGTGCGACGCGACCCCATCCTTCGACCCTCCGGTCTCACCGAGGACGTCAAAGGAGCTGTCAGGCGTGCCGGATTTGTCGAGGCCGGCGGGCATCCTGGTCTGAAGGTTCGGCAAATTAAACGTGGTGGATCCGTCGCCAGTGCCGTAGGTCGTACCGATCACGGAGTAAAGCGCCGCGTAGGTTGTCCTGGAGACGGCCTGTCCGCGACAGTAAAGAAAGCCAGTCGGCGCGTTCGTCGAGTCGGCGGCGAACGGGAACAAGGCTCCGGTCGGGACGCGCCAGGTCGCGAGCGACGAGTCGATCGCGTCGCCCAGATCCTTGATTGCGTCCCATCCGTCGGTGACGTAATCCGTTGATACGGGCGTCGGCCATCCGTAGTTCGTTGTCGTGCCCATCGGTCCTCCTAGAGCTCCTGGTAGATCATGTCACCCCAGGTCAGGGTCGCGCTGACGTCGGACCATTTCTTGGTCGCGGTCACCTGGTTCCACTGCTGGGGAAGGTTTGAGTAGCGAGAGTCCGAAACGACCAGGTCGAGCGCCCACAGGTTAGGCCCGAGTCGGTGGGTGACTTGCTCGAGGTACATAGTCGACGCGAACGGGATCGTCCCGACGGTCGACGCGTCGATGACCAGATTCGGGAACGCGTTCTGGGCGACCCACTTACCGGATTTGCCGATCATCTCCGCCGACGTTCTGAACGCGACTACAGGCCACCCATCCGGAGCGAACCGACCGAGAAAGGTCCGCGCGAGGGTTTCGGCGTCGGCGGCTTCGCGAAGGTATGACGTGACGTCCTGGTGCCTGGTGCCGATCGCCGCGACCGAGGTCGCGTTCGTTTCGCTGTACACGCCGCCGCTGTGGTACTCGATCCGGACCGAATTGCAAATGTCGTTGATTCCTCGGGCAATAGAGAAATTGTCAAAGATCGCGCCGTCGGTAAGCGTGAGCGCCGGCGTCGGCACGTCGGCACGGTCCGCGAGGATCAAACCGTCAGAGAAGTATCCGAGTCCGGATGGTATGTCGCCAATCATGGTCGAGGCCCAGTCGCCGAGGTTGGTTGTGCTGGTGATCGTCCAATGGACCTTGTACGGTCCGCCGGTGGTCGCGTCTGTGACGGCGATGTAGGCGTCCACTACGTCGGCGATGTGAGCTGTGAGGTCGTCGTGGTTGCCGGTTGGGAGGCTGACGCTTTCTAGCTTGGTGATCGTCCAGATCGCGCGGTCGACAAACGTCGCCGTAATCGTGTCTCGGTCGGAGGACAGGTCGGTGATCTTGCCGGCGACAGCTGTCGTCCATGTCGCGGATCCGACGTCGTACACCTCGAGGGTGACGTCCTGCCCGAAGCTGATCACCGAGAGCGGCGTGTATCCGTAGATCGCCTCAAGCTTCGCCTTGTAGAGCGACACGGAGCCCCAGGTTTTACACAGCGATTCGGCGAGCGTGTTTCGTCCGTTTGTCCAGGTGAACGGCGCGATCACGGCGTCGGTGACGTCGGTCGTTTCGATCTTGACGCGGTAAACGTATGACGCCATTACTTCCACCCGAAACGGGCGTCCTGTCCGTCCTGGAGTTGCTGGATCTGGCGCGCGGTGCCGGCGGGATCGACCGCGCCCTGGACAATGATCGTGGTGGAGGATCCCGCGGAGCCCCCGCCGGTGGGGGAGGAGCCGACGGAGGCTCCACGGTTTCCGATCATGTTCTGGATCATCGCGGAGTCGGTCGACTGGTTGCCGCCACTGCCGATCCGACCGAGACGTACTTCGCCGAGCTTCGGGATGTCCTTAAACGGGTTAAGCAGGTTGAGACCGTCGATCAGTTTGTTGATCGCGCGGATCGCGCCATTCGCGAACATCTCGAAGCCGGCAATAAGGATGTTGAGGACCGTTTTCACGCCGTCTCGGAACCACTCGAATTTGTTCCAGGCGTAGATCAGACCGGCGACGAGAGCTGTCAGGCCGAGCGCTATCAGGGTGAACGGGTTTGAGACAGCGATCGCGAGCTGGGCGGCGACGATCGACGCGGCGACCGCGGCGACGCCGGCCCCGACCGCGGCGAGGAGCTTCGGATTCTTTTCCGCCCAGTCCGCGAATTTCTGCAAATACGGAAGCGCCTTCTCGATCACTGGGAGGAGCGCCGCACCGATCGACTCCTTCGTTTCGTCGAACGCGAGCGACAACCTCTGGAATTTGCCGGCGGTCGTTTCAGCGGCGGCCTGAGCGGCTCCGCCATACTTGTCGGTCAGGAGACCGGTCGCCTCGTCGAGTGTGGTCGTCTTATCGATGACGCCCTTCAGCGCCGGATCCAATTTGACCAGCGCCTTAGTGTTCCCGCCGGC